AAGATATATTAAACACTCAATTATCATTAGCTACAAGAGTTATGAGAGTTATGCAAAATGCTGATTTATATAGAAACGAATTTGAATTAATCAATGATGCTAATTGTGAACCATTTACAGAACGTTTTGACAATATGCTTGCAGGCTGGGCTGTAACATTCGACATAGGTGCAAAATCTAATATGACTTATTGCTAATGAGTGAATTTAAAAAGGCATTAGAAAAATACGCTAAGTATGTAATACAGCAGTCAAGAAGCAACTTGACTAAAGGCAAGAATAATGCTTCTAAAAAACTATACAATAGTTTAAGCTATAAAATAAACAAAAACAAAGTAACATTCGAAAGTGAAAAGTATGGTGAATTTTTAGATAAAGGTGTTAGAGGTTCAAAGCACGATTATGCAGAAAGTCAATCAAGTCCTTTCAAATTTACTACTAAACAACCTCCAGCAAGTGTATTTGAAAAATGGATTAAGCAAAGAGGCATAAAAGGAAGAGATAAAAAAACAGGAAGATTTATAACTAATCAATCTTTAAGCTTTTTAATAGCAAGAAGCATTAAGAATAAAGGAATTAGAGCTACAATGTTTTTCACTAAACCTTTTGAAGCAGGTATTGACAAATATAGTGATGAAATGATACAAGGAATATTACAAGATAATTTAGAATTATGAGTACAATAATAAGAACAAGAAGCCCATTTTTTATAAGAACACCTAATGAGACAAGCAGCAGTTTAAGTTATTTTAATATACAAATAACAATCAAAGAAGGTACAACAACCAGCAACATATGCGGTGATTTATCTACACAATATATTTTAAATAAAAAACCAATAACTGGTGAGGATTCTGTAACAATAGAAATATCTGAAATAATAAATGATTTCTTCACTAATGACTTTCCGCAAGCAACTGTAAATCAGCAGAGTTTTTGGGTATTAGTTGTAACAACAGCAAAAGAGGCAGACGGCACAACAATAGGAACAGGAACAACTACAACCTATTTAGCTCAAGAAGGTTACAATGAGTTCAAAGATGGTGTTAACTATACAGCAGAACCTAACTTAATGATTAGCTCAAATTACATACAATATAAAAAAGGTCAATCTATAAAAATCCCTGTTAATGTAGAAAAGGTTAATACAGTTGAATTTAAATATAATGGTTCTGTAATATCTACAAACAGCGTAAGCGATAGCACAGAATCAGGTAGTAAAATAAAATATATTTCACAAAGCACATCAAGTAATCAAATAGATGAAATAGTAATTACATATGATACGACTTCAACAAGAAATATTAAGGTAGAAGAAGTTGATGAGTGTAAATATCCAGTAAACAAAATTACATTTTTAAATAAGTGGGGCGCATATGAAAATTTATACTTCTTTAAGAAATCAACTGAAAGCTTAGAAACACAAAAAGAAAATTTTAACAGAAGCATATTTCAAACAAGAAAGCCTACTTCGAGATTACTTGGTGAAGTCTGTACAACTACTTACACTTATAATGTTTACGACACTAATCAGCATATGAATAAAACATTTAATGCAAATGGAACTGAAACACTGCAATTAAATACAGGTTTTGTAAGTGAATCAATGAATGATAGTTTTAGGGAATTAATGGTGAGTGAATATGTATGGCTTACAGATAGCTTAAACAACGTTCTTCCAGTTACATTAAAAGATAGTTCACTAACTTATAAAACAGGCTTAAATGATAAAATGATTAATTACACAATGAGCTTTGAAAAGTCATTTAAGTTAATTAACAATGTAAGATAATGCAAGAGTTAATTTTATATATACAACCTCAATTAGTAAATGAAGCAGCTCAAGACTTTGTGAGAGTTGATTTAATGGAAGCTGAACTAATAACACTAACTCAAGTTATTCAAGATGTAAAAGACTTTGATAAAACATTTACTGACTATTCAAGAACATTCAATTTACCAGCTTCAAAAACAAATAATAAAATTTTTAAGTATTGGTATAATCCAGACGTAATAGGTTTTGACAATCAAATAATGGCTTCTGCTATTATAGAGCTTAATCATTTACCATTTAAAGAAGGTAAAATTAAACTTGAATCTGTTGTAATGAAAAGCAATAAGCCAAGTATGTATAAAGTAACATTTTTTGGTAACACAATTTCATTTAAAGAAAGTTTAGGTGAAGACCAGTTAAGCAACTTAACTTGGTTAAACAATTTTAATCACATAAACACAAATCAAACAGTAAAAGATGGTTTAACAACTGGTTTAGATACAACAGTAGATTCAGTTGCTTATAACGATGCTATTATATATCCATTAATAGGCCATTCGAATAAATATAATTTTTCTTTAACAACAAGCGATATTAACAATATTTCAAGAAATGGAAGTAATACAGGGAAAAGGGGGATATTTAAAGAAGATTTAAAACCAGCTATTAATGCAAAGCTAATTTTTAAAGCAATAGAAGATAGATATAATTTGAAATTTAAAACAAATGAATTTTTAGATTCTACGGCTTTTGATAATTTATATCTATGGCTTCATAGAAATAAGGGTAAAATGATATCGGGAGGTACTTTTTTAGGTGGTAATAATTCTTTTTCTTGCGCAAGCGGGCCAAGAACAGGCGCAACTGTGGAATATTGCTCAAGTTTTGAAGAAGAATCAGTTGAAGGCTTGAATTATTTTGATTTAACTACTGGCGTATATAATTGGGGGGTTTTTCTAAATAGACAAAATTTAAACTCATCACCTCCAAGTAATGTAGTACAGGATGAAACTTTATTTTCAATTACAATAACACCTTACACAGGTTATGAGACTGTTTTATATGACATTGAACTTACTGACATTGATAATAATTTTTCATTTATAAAATCAATAAATAATCAAGGCGCACAAACGTTGTCAGTTTATTTAAATGCTTTACACTCAAATGTTTCAGGAGCTGCTACATCTGGTTTTTTTCTAAGTGATTTTCCATCTAATTTTTGGACTCAAGCAACAGAAGGTTCAGGGATTGATGAAAAAATTATTTTTAAAATTATAAGTAAAATTACAGCTCAACAATCGTTTTTGTTTCAAGCTAAATATGATATTTATAGAAGAAGAGGATTGCAAGAAACTGTTGCTCCACCGGCAAGCGCAGCTATTAACTTTTTTTATAACGATGCAATATTCACAAGCACTTCTAATCAATTACAGCTAACAGATGGTAATGTTTTAATAACTGAACAAATGCCTAAAATGAAAATAATAGATTTTATTAATACTATTTTCAAAATGTTCAATTTAACTGCATATACAGATGAAAACAACGAAATATTAATAAAAACATTAGATAGTTATTATAGTTCTGGTGATGTGATTGATATTAGTAAATATGTAGTAACTGATAAAAACACAATTGATGAAAACATTCCATATACAAACGTTAATTTCAAATATGAAGAAGCAAAAACTATACTTGCTGCAACTTTTAAAAACATAAATAATAAAAACTATGGTGAATTAGAATATGCAACAAATGCAAAATTAGGTTCAAATTATGAAATAAAAATACCTTTTGAACATATGCTTTATGAAAGAATATCTAATCAAGCAACTACTTCAGAGTCTTTCATACCTTATCAGCAAGGAACTTTTATTGATGTAGACAATAAACCAACAATCGGAAAACCTCTTTTGTTTTATGGTGTATTAAGAAACGACTTACCTTCTTTGTTTCCAAATGGAGTTAATTTTGTTTATAATACAAGGCCTACAGATGGTTCTTTACCTTCTTCTTCTGGTAGTAGTTTTTCAATTACACAATATTGGATGCCTTCAAACTCAAACACATTAGGAACAGCAACAGTTGCTTCAGATTTTAATTTAAATTTTGGTAGTGAAATTAACAGTTATCAATTAACTGATTATGGCGGTGATAATAACAGCTTATTTCAAAAATTTTATCAAAACTACATAACAAGAGTATTTAATAAGAAAACAAGATTATTTAAGTATAAAGCAATACTTCCTTTAAGCATATTAATAAAGCTGTCATTAGATGACAAAATAGTTGTAGGAACAAGAGAATTTACAATTAATAAAATGACTACTAAACTGCAAAGTGGTGAAACAGAATTAGAACTTTTAAATGAACCAACATGAAAATAATATTAGAAGCATTAGCATTTTGTAAAGAGCATAAGTTATACGATAAAAACATCAATATAGCATTAGGTAAAAACAAAGTGCCTATGACAATTAAAGAAGGATTAGAACAATTAAGATTTAAAAAATGGCAACAGTAAAAGTTTTAGAATTACAAGCAAATGTAGATGGAGCTGTTAAAGGCTTAAATAAAGTTGATAGTGAAATTGAAAACATTAATAAAGGCTTAGAAACAACAGAAAAAAGTTTTGTAAGTGCTAATAAAGATGCTGAACAATTAAACACAACAGTAGATAAAACATCAAACGCAAGTAAATCAGCTAAGAAAGGCTTTAAAGCTATGGGTGTTGCGCTTAAAGCTGTTGGTATTGGTTTACTTATAAAAGGATTGACGGTTGTTTCAGAATTATTTATGAGTAATCAAAAAGTCGTTGATGGATTTAATACTGCTATTAATATGGTTACTATTGCCTTTAATGACTTGTTTCAGTTTGTTTCAAGTAATGTTGGAAGTGTAACAAAATTCTTTAAAAGCATATTTGATGACCCTTTAGAATCAATTAAAAATCTTGGTATCGCAATTAAAAACAATATTGTAGAAAGAGTTAAATCTGGCATTGAGGTTTTAGGTTTATTGGGTAAAGCAATTAAACAAGTATTTGAAGGCGATTTTCAAGGCGCTATTAATACTGCTAAAGAAGCTGGAAAAGAATACATCGATGTTTTGACAGGTGTTGATAATTCAGTAGATAAAATAACTGAGGTTGTAGAAGAAGCAATCCCAGCAATTACAAACTACACTCAAAGCACTTACGAATCAGCAAAAGCAAATGTAGAACTCGCAAAAGCAGCAGAATTAGCAGCAGTTAAAAATCAAGGTTTAATTGAACAATACGATATTCAAGCAGAAAAATTAAGACAAATTAGAGATAATGAATTTAAAACTATTGAAGAAAGAATACAGGCTAACAATGATTTAAAAGCAGTATTAGATGAACAAGAAGCTGCAATGCTTGAGCAAGTCGATTTACAAATTAGACAAGCACAAGTAGCTTTTGACTTAAATAATAATCAAGAAAATTATATTGCACTATTAGAAGCAAGAAATGAAAAGCAAGCAGTATTGGCACAAATAGAAGGCTTTAGAAGTGAACAAGATGCAAACTCAAACGCTTTACTAAAAGAAAAAATTGAACTTCAACAAACTTCTATTGATGGAACTAATGAAAGAACTATTGCAGAACGTAAAGCAACTGATGAACTTATACAAGATGACGCTAAAAGAATACAAGCACAACAAGCAACACTTGAAGCTGAAATAACAATAGAAACTGATAGGCTTGAAAGGAAAAGAGCTTTATACAAAGAAGGAACACAAGCCTTTGAAGATGCAAACCAAGAATTATTAAATTACATTTCTGAAAGTAATATACAAAGAGAATCTTTAAGCAATGATTTAACTAAAACTGAAATTGACAATGAAAAATCTATAACAGATGCTAAAATTAAAAGTCAACAAGAATTAGTTTCAGCAACTTCAACTTCTTTAGGAAGTTTAATTTCTTTAGCTGGTGAAGGAACAAAGCTTGGAAAAGCAGCAGCATTAGCACAAATATTAATTGACACAGCAAGTGGTATTTCAAGCGCAATTGCAGGAGCTTCAGCAGCTGGTGCAGCTTCAGGCCCAGTAGCTCCAGTAGTTACACCTTTATTAATAGCGCAAATGACTGGACAAGTTTTGGCTGGTATAGTTTCAGCTAAAGCAGTATTGAGCAAAGTTAAAGGGCCGTCAGCAACTATTCCAACAAGTGTTTCAACAGGTGGAGTAGGTGGAACAAGCGCCCCATCACAACCACAAGCACCAAGTTTTAATGTAGTAGGTCAAAGCGGTTTTAATCAAATTGCTGGAGCTTTAGGACAGCAGCAACCAGTTCAGGCATTTGTAGTAGCAAGTGAAGTAACAACACAACAGCAGTTAGATAATCAAATTGTAAGTACAGCAACTTTTTAAAATAAAATAAAATGAATATAGTAGAATTATTATTAGACGAAGAAAACGAGGTAAATGGAATTGATGCCGTTTCAATCGTAGAGAATCCAGCAATAGAAAGTTCTTTTATTGCTTTAGCAGACCAAGAAATTAAATTGGCAAAAGTAGATGAAGAAAAGAGAATCTTAATGGGAGCAGCTTTAATACCTAACAAACCAATATTTAGAAAACAAGGTGAAGAAATATTTTATGTTTATTTTTCTAAAGAAACAGTTAGAAGGGCTTCAGAATTATTCTTTATGAACGGCAATCAAAACAATGCAACTTTAGAACATCAAATGAGCATTAATGATTTAACTGTTGTAGAATCTTGGATTGTAGAAGGCGAACAAGATAAGAGCAGATTATATGATTTAGAAGTACCTGTTGGTACGTGGATGATTTCAATGAAAGTTGAAAATGATGAGGTTTGGAATGATTATGTAAAGAGCGGAAAAGTAAAAGGATTTAGTATCGAAGGTTATTTTGCAGACAAAGCGAAGATTGAAAAAAAAGATGACATAAAATCTGAAATGAAAGCTATTATGGAAGATGAAGCGCAATATATGTTAAGCAATATTAAAGCACTTATTAAAAAAGATAATAGAACTAAAGAAGGTAGAAGATTAGAACTTGAGACATTTAATGATTATCCTGAAGCAGTAAGCAACAATGCTAAACGTGGAATTGAACTAAATGAAAAAGTTAATAATAAATGTGCAACTCAAGTTGGAAAAATAAGAGCTCAACAATTAGCTAAAAAAGAAAACATTAGTAAAGAAACTTTAAAAAGAATGTATAGCTATTTAAGTCGAGCTGCTGAATACTATGATGAAAATGATAAAGAAGCTTGTGGAACTATCTCTTATTTATTGTGGGGTGGTAAAGCTGGTCTAAGATGGAGTGAAAGCAAACTTAAAGAACTTGGAGAAATTAACTTAGCTTCAATGATGATTAATGATGACTTTGCTATTATAGATGACAGGCTTGCTTATAGTACGCAAGAAAAAGCAGAAGAAATGGCAGCAAACATAGGATGCGAAGGATTTCATATTCACGAGTTTGAAAATAAAGAATGGTATATGCCTTGCGAAAAGCACGAATTAAAAAAGCCTTGTTATGATGGTTACGAAATGATTGGCTTTAAAATAAAAAATGGTAGAAGAGTTCCTAATTGTGTAAAGATGAAATAAAATGAAAAGAAGAAGAAAATCAAAAACACCAAGCAGAACTTCTCCAACAGGCGGAAGAAGAGGTTGTTTGTGCGATGATGGAACTTATAGCGTAAAATGTTGTGATGGTTCTCACCAAGCACAAGGAATAGGGGTTATAACAGGCGCTGGAGTTTTACTATTAGAAACAGGCGCAAACTTAAAACAAGAAAATAACAATAATATAAAACTTTAAAAATGAGTAAAAGAATATCAGAATTAAATGCAACTACTGATTTAACACAAAGCGATGAATTTGCAGTTGTTCAAAGTAATGAAACAAAAAAAATTACTTTTAAAAACCTACAAAAAGAAATAATAAATTATTTAGTTCCTTATAGTTTAACAGTTGTTCCAAGTGTAAACGAAGATTTAGGACGTTCAATATTTGCAGATGCTGAAATGATAAAGCTAACTTGGAGCGGTGCAAATGGTTCTATGATTTTAACACTTCCTGACTGTACAGATGCAAACAACACAAATAGAGTAATAAGATTAATTTCAGATTCTTCATTTGCTACTAACACAAGAGTATATGTGACACCAGCTTCTGGTCAGAATTTAGATGGTTCTTCAAGTAACTACGAAATAAACAAAGCTTATGAAGGTGTTACAATTTGGAGCGATGGTGCAGAGTGGTTTATTATACAGAAAAAAGCATAATAAAAATAAATATTGTTAAAACACATAACACTTTACACTTTTTTTTACATTAAGTGTATAATATAATAATTATGAAAGCAAACGAAATACTAAGCAAAATTAAAAATATTGTTGGTGTTGAACTTTCTGAAGAAAAAACAGAATTAGCTGAAATGGTACTTGAAAATGGTACTATACTTGTTGCAGAATCTTTTGAAGCAGGTAAATCAATATTCATTAAAACAGAAGAAGAAGAAATTGCACTTCCTATTGGTGAATATAAATTAGAAGATGGCAAAATTCTTATAGTATCTGAAGAAGGATTGATTGACAGTATTAAAGAAGCAGCAGCAGAAGAAGCTGTTGAAGAGGAATTATCTGAAGAAACAGTATCTGAAGAATTAGAAACTGAATTGGAAGAAGAAGAAGAAATGAAATATGTTACTAAAGAAGAATTTTCTTTGGCTATGAATGAGCTTAAAGAAATGATTGAAAAAATGGGTAACAAAGAAGAAAAAGAAGAACTATCTAAAGTTAAGCAAGAAGTAGAAGAAGTTGAACTATCTGCTGAACCTGTAAAACACAATCCAGAAAAAGAAGATAAAAAAGTAAACTTCAAAATTTCTGCTAATAAGGTTGTAACAACTAAAGATAGAGTTTATAATAAAATATTTAACAATTAAAATAAAATAAAATGGCAACAACAACAAGTATAACTTCAACTTACGCTGGTGAATTTGCAGGCAAATATATTTCTGCGGCTTTACTTAGTGGAGCAACTATCGAACAAGGTGGTATTGAAGTAAAACCAAACGTAAAATACAAAGAAGTAATTAAGAAAGTAGCAACAGATGCTAATATTATTAAAGATGCAACTTGTGATTTTACACCAACAGGAACTGTAACACTTACTGAAAGAATTTTACAGCCTGAAGAATTTCAAGTAAATCTTGAATTATGTAAATCTAATTTTACTTCTGACTGGGAAGCAGTACAAATGGGATATTCTGCATTTGATAATATGCCGCCTAAATTTTCAGATTTTATGATTGGCCACGTAGCTGGTTTAGTAGCTGAAAAGAATGAGAAAAACATTTGGGAAGGTGTTAATGCAAACGCTGGTGAATATGATGGATTAGTTACTTTAGCTTTAGCTGATGCTGATGTTGTAGATGTAGCTTCACACGCTGCTGTAACTGCTTCAAATGTAATTGATAAATTAGGTTCTATTGTAGATGCTATTCCATCTGCACTTTACGGAAAAGAAGATTTACATATTTACATTTCACAAAACATTGCAAGAGCTTATGTAAGAGCTTTAGGTGGGTTTGCAAGTGTTGGTGCTAATGGTTACGAAGGTAGAGGAACAAACCAATCTTTAGGTAATAACTTACTTTTTGATGGTGTAAAACTATTTGTAGCTAATGGACTAAATGACGATACTGCAATGGCAGCTGAAAAATCTAACCTATTCTTCGGTACAGGATTACTTTCTGATTATAACGAAGTTAAGTTATTAGATATGGCCGACCTTGATGGTTCTCAGAATGCAAGAATTGTGATGAGATATACGGCTGGTGTTCAATACGGAATCGGTTCAGATATCGTATTATACCACGCTTAAGAAGATTAACAATAACGAGGGCTTGAAATAGCCCTCTATTTTAAAATATATAAATTATGGCGTGCGATTTAACTGCTGGACGTAAGAATCCTTGCAAAGACCAAATTGGAGGAATTGTAAGAGCTTGGTTTGTAGATTTCGGAGATTTAGGAACTGTTACAGAAACGGCAGACGAAATTACAGATTTAAGTGGAACATTTACCTGTTACCAATACGACTTGAAAGGTACAAATAGTTTGGAACAAGCTATCACCTCATCAAGAGAGAATGGAACTACATTCTTTGAACAAACATTAACTTTAACTTTACCTAAATTATCTAAAGAAGATAACAAGGAATTAAAACTAATGGCTTACGGAAGACCTCATATAGCTATTGAAGATAGAAACGGAAACTTTATGCTTTGTGGAACTGCACACGGTTGTGAAGTAACTGGAGGTTCAATTGCGACTGGAACTGCATTTGGTGATTTAAGTGGATACTCTTTAACTTTAGCTGCTTCTGAATTGAAGCCTGCTAACTTTATAAGTGGCGGAACTGCTGCAAATCCTTTTGCTGGTATGAGTTCAGCAACTGTAACTGTAACAGTAGGTACTAATAGTTAAAAAATACTCAATTAATAGTTGTGTAATTCATAATATAGTTGGTTTGAAGGGGAGGAAGTAGTTAGCCTTCCCTTTTTTTATTTTAAGATAATGCAGATATTAACGAAAAGCGGAACAAGAGTAATTAACTTTATACCAAGAGAAACAATAGATGGTGCTAAAGTTTATAAGCTTGTAATTAAATCTGAAGCAAAAAATAAAATTATTTTAACAGATGAAGCAGCAACGTTTACAGAATTAGATTATTTTTACACTTATACAACTACACAAGCTTTGATAGAAAACAACTACTATACTATAACAATTACCAACACAACTGATAACAATATTATATTTAAAGATAAGATGTATTGTAGCAATCAAACACTAAGCGATTATGAAATTAGCAATGGTGTTTATATAGAGCAAAGCACAGGAGATAACGAATTTATATACTACAATGGATAATTTACATTTAATACAGCTTAACGAATACGAAAGGCCAACTATTACAGAAGAACGTAATAGAAATTGGGTAGGAATAGGTGATAACAATGACTACTATCAATGTTTAATTGATGCTTATATGGACAGCACAACTAACAATGCAGTGATTAATGGTATTGTTAATCTTATTTATGGTAAAGGCATTGATGCAACAGATTCTAATAAAAAGCCTGAGCAATATGCTCAAATGAAAAGTTTGTTAAAACCAAAAGATTTAAGATGTGTTTCACAAGATTTAAAAATATTAGGTGAAGCATCTTTTCAAATAACTTATAATAAAAATAAAATTTCAGCAATTACATATTTTCCAAGAGAAACTTTAAGAGCTGAAAAAATGGATGAAAAGGGTAACATTAACAATTATTACTATGCGCCTGATTGGACAAAAGTTACAAAAAACACAAAGCTAACTAAGTTTCCTGTTTTTGGTAGTGGCGCACAAAATGAAATTTATATTGTAAAAAGAAGCTTAACTGGATTCTATTACTATTCACCAGCTGACTATCAAACAAGCTATGCAATATTAGAAAAAGAAATTGCAGACTATTTAATTAACGATACTCAAAACGGCTTTTCAGGTACTAAAGTAGTGAACTTCAACAATGGTGTTCCTGACAGGGAAAAACAATTACAGATTAAAACTGATGTACTAAATAAACTCACTGGAAGTTATGGCGAAAAAGTGATTGTAGCATTTAACAACAATGCAGAAAGTAAAACAACTGTTGAAGACATTCCTTTAAATGATGCACCAGCGCACTATCAATATTTGAGTGAAGAGTGCCAAACTAAAATAATGGTAACACATCGCGTTACGTCTGGATTATTACTTGGATTAGGTTCTGCAAATGGCTTTTCAAGTAATGCAGATGAGATTAAAAATGCTACACTATTATTTGATAATATTGTTATTAAGCCTTATCAAAATTTAATTATTGATGCGCTTGATGAAATACTTGCTTACAATGATATTTCTTTAAACTTATATTTTAAAACTCTTGAGCCTTTAGAGTTTATGGATTTAGAAGATGTAGTTAGCGAAGAACAAAGAGAAGAAGAAACAGGAATCAAGAAAGAAGAAACAGAGCTTGAAATACTTGCATCTAAGCAAATAAAAGACAAAGATAGTGACAAACTACTTCACGATGCTTTACACTCGCTTAAAGGCGAGATAATGAACTCAGATGAAGTTGAAATGATTGATATTAGAGATGTTGAAGAAGATAACGAAAGTGAAGAAGAATGGGCAGCTTCAATGATTCAATTAAGTGAAACAGTAGATAGTAAAGAAGATGGTTTTTCTACTTTAGATAAATCAATGTATAAAGTAAGATATAAATATGCTAAAGGCAGCAGCAGAAAAGGTGGTGAAAGTAGAGAGTTTTGTAAAGAAATGATGGCAAGAACAAGACAAGGTATAGTGTATAGATTAGAAGATATTGACAAAGCAAGTAGAGATATGAACTTTAAAGCTGCTAAACTACCTATGCACAATGGTCAGAACTACGATTTATTTAAGTTCAAAGGCGGTGTTTATTGTAGGCACAAGTGGCAGCAAATATTATACAAGATTAAGAAAGGTAAAGAAACAGGTAGTAATGATTTAGATGATTACAAAACAACTAAAATAATTCCGAAGAGTTACGAACCTAAACCAAGAGGTAGAAAACAATCGGTTAAAGCTCCTGTAAATATGCCTAACAATGGTCATCATCCAAACTATAAGAAATGAGCAAAGCACTATTTGTAACAAGACACGATATTTCAGTTTTCACTGCTGCTAATGGTAACATTGACAATGATAAGCTTTTGCCATTTATAAACCAAGCTCAGGACATTCATATACAGAATTATTTAGGAACTGATTTATACGAAAAAATTCAAGCAGATATTGTTGCAGGTACTTTAGCAAATCCTTATTTAGCATTACTTTCTGATTATATAAAAAGTATGCTTTTACATTGGGCAATGGTTGAATATTTACCATATGCAGGTGTTAATATTGCTAATGGTGGAATATATACAAAGAATCCTGAAAATAGCACAGCACTAACAAAAGAACACGTAGATAGCTTAGTTGAAAGAAGCAGAACAACAGCACAATTCTATACTAATAGATTTATAGATTATATGACATTTAATCAAACAACTTTTCCTGAATACAACAGTAATAGTAATGATGATATTTCACCAGATACAACGGCAGATTTTGGAGGATGGGTACTTTAAAAAATAGATTATGGCAGTAACAAACGGATGGGGACAAGGAGTAATAAACAACACTAATGGATTTGGTAAATTAGCTACTAACACTATTAATGAAGGTGCTATTTATGAAAACAGTTGGAGCGGTGATACTGCTTTAATTGGTACTTCAGCTGCCTTTAGTTACTCTAAAAGTAGTTTCCATCAAGGTGAAGCCGACCCAACACCAACAATAACAGGAACAGCTGGAGGTACTTTCAATGCAGATGCTGGAGTTGTGTTTGTAGATACAGGAAGTTTCAACAGTTCAACTGGACAAATAGATTTATCTGCTACTACTATAGATAGTCATATTATTACTTATACTGTAGACGGTGTTCAAAGCGGTCAAACTGTAGGAGTTACGGCTGCGCCTTATAGTTCTAACCGTTCATTTTCTTTTGATGGGGTGAATGATTATTTTGATTGTGGTACAAGTATAGGAACTTCTTTTGGTGAAGATTATACTGGTCAAATGGCTATTAGTATTTGGTTTAAAACAAATGTAACCAGTGGCGATGATGGTATTTTTCAATTTACAGGCTCAACTTCTTTAGGTGAAATATCCGCTGCTATTTATGCAAATGATTTAGAATTTAGAATTAAAGGAGCTACAGAGGTTTCTGAAAGTTTTACAGATACATCTAATTGGCATAACTTAATAGTAAATTTATTTGGACCATCTGGAGCTAATCAAGTTTATTTAGATGGTGTTGTTTTTGGTTCTACTTTTACTTATAGTAGCGGAGGTTTAGATTTAAACGGTGAGACTTTTAATATAGGTCATTATGGAAGTAGTAGGTATTTTAATGGCTTGATTGATGAGGTTTCAATCTGGGATTCAGCTTTAAGCAGTGCAGCAGTTACAGAGATTGCAGCAGGGCCAAATTCATTAACAAGTTTAACTAATGCAAGCTCTAGTAACCTAGTTGCTTGGTATAAAATGGGAGAATAAATGAGTACAGAATTTTACAATCGCAACTGGAGAATGCCTAATAGTTTCAATGGCAGTGAAGACAATAACTCAAAGTTTTCTAACTATTCTATGAGCTTTGATGGGACTGAGTATATACAAATACCAAACATTAGCAGTATTAGTAATGTAGCTCAGTTTAGCATTTCTGTTTGGATAAATCCCAGTAGTATAGCTTTAAATGATAAAGAAATATTCACGACAGCAAACTCAACTTCAGAAGCTATTGTTTTAAATTTATTTAACGGAGATATTATAGCAAGTGTAGGAACTACAAGTCAGTTCAATAGATATAATAGTGCTGTTAGTGTTGGACAATGGTATCATTTAGTAATGGTTTTTAACGGTTCTGAAAGTACAAATGAAGATATAATTAAGTTATATAAAAATGGAGTTTTACAATCACCTTCAACACCTCCTCCAGCTTTAGCAACTACATCTCCAAATATTACAGGAAATGCTTTTATAGGTAGATGGGCTTTAGCAAATGTTGCGTTTTTTAGAGGTAAACTTGACCATTTTTCTATATTTGATTATGCACTTACAGCTTCACAAGTTACAAGTTTGTATGGCAACTCTACTGATGGTGTTGGAAATCCAATGGCAATAAGTGGAGGTAGAAAACCAATTGCTTATTATCCAATAGGAGATTATTCAGCCTTTAATGGTTCAGAATATTTAGTTCCTAATAGTGCTGTTAGTGATTATGTTTTTGATTTTGCTAGTGGAGATAAAATAAATATTACTAATCCTACTTTTTTAG